ATGAATATTCTATTTTGTTTTCTTATTGGCCTGTATCTTATAACTGTTGGCTTTTTTATAGGCGCATCAGAAAGCAAAGATATGTTCAGTGGCATAAAATGGACGGATATAGGAACGCTTTTAGTTACATTTCTTGGGTTTTGCTTCGGTTTTATAACTTACTTTAGGTGGCTCAATAACAAAAAGAATGAGGATTCTTATCTAGCAGCCAAAAGATACTTAGCGTCAATTGATGAGATTGAAGAACACCTAAATGAGATGATGGTTAACTACGATGCTCTGTGCCCAGTTCCGGGCGCATTAATTGAAAGCATTGCTATATCAACTAGGCGTATTGAGCATTTATATAACGTATATGAACTACTTTATCAATCTCGAAGGAATTTATACAAAGCTCATCGAGAGCTGGCATTTTGGAATGTTACATTAACTGAGAATTCTAAGCAGCAATACATCGAACTGAATAAAAAACTAGACAGCGTTGGCGTCATATGTAGCTGCCTCACAAGCCAGTTACATTACTTAGTAACAAATGACTATAAAAATATGAATGAAGTTATAAATCATAAGAAATTATTCAACCAGAGATATACCGATATACATAAAATTACTAGCCAAAGAGTTTCTGATGGTTTTAAATCGATGTTTAAGTTTTCTCAGCAATAACAAAAAATATTGATGCAGCAGACCATTCCTATGCACAGGATATACAGGCCTAGTTATCACCTAATACCGGCCTTAGGCCGGTGTATCTCTCCCCCTCTTGAACAATTCCTTCAGACTTGCAACCCCACGTTGCCCCGTCTCCTGGTAGAACTCCGGGCTATGCTGAATTTGCTCCCTCGTCGGCAGTCCCTTCAGTACCTCAGCCCCCAAATCCTCCCCTGCCACAACCCTCCGTAGCAACTGGGCATACGCCTGCTCGAACACTGGCCGGTAGGCATCCAGGCTCAGCGTCTGCCGTTCCCAGCTTGTCGCCTTGACTGCCAATTCTACCGCAGGATGGGTATACCGGCGGGTCCGCACTTCGACCAGCGCGGTATCCAGAGCCGGCAATCCCAGCGATTCGGGGGTGACCTGGCACCACTGGATGAACTCACCTGTCGAGGGGATCCACGGATGGGGTTTACTACGGGCAACCCGCATACCGAGCTGCAGCTGTTCGCGAGTAGTGCAGCCCGCATCGACCAGTGCGCGTGTCCATTCGACCAGGGCACTGCGCTGCAGCTCCTCGGTTGGGTAGGCCCGTTGCCAGGCAGGGAACACCGCCTTCAGCTGCTCCAGCAGTCGAGACACGGTCTTGGTGTCATGCTCAGTCAGGGGCTGTATGTGCTGGCGCACCGGTACCTCTGTCACAGCACCGCTGGCGATATCGCTCAACACCGTACTTAGCGATTTCATGCTCATCAAAATCCCTCCTGGAGCCGGCGATTCAGCTCATCAGCCGTCATGGTCTGGGTCAGGTCGGTATGGCCACCCCGAGGTGCGTATCCTGCCAGGCCGTTTTGCCCTCCCCTGTCCTGGCACTTGGCCAACCACGAGTTGATGAACCGGGTGATCCCCGTCTTGGTCTTGCGCTTAGTCGGGTTGGCCAGCAGCCAGCCGCACATAGCTCGGAGCTCCTGAGCCACGTTCACCGCTGGGTACAGCGACTGCATTTGGCTAGCAAACGCCTCGGTTACAGGGTGCTGGGCACCTGTGTTCAGAGTCAGTTCGATGGCAATGGGCTCATCAGAGGGCGCTAGCAAGCATGGGGGGATAGGATTCTCAGGGACGGGTGCCGCCGCCGACTTGACGACCTCCGGCGTGGAGTCCGCGACAGCGGGCTCAGCGCTAGTGTTTTGGTGTTTTGTCTTTCTTGTCTTTTGGATAGTGTCTTTTGTGTGTCCCTGTTTTGGTGACACCCCTGTCACTGTTTTGGTGACACTTTTTGTCACTGTTTTGGTGACAGTGACACGGTTTTGGTGACACTGTATTTTCCATTCAGAAATGACCTTGTTGAGTCCAATTTCTCGCCCCTGCATCACCAGAACCCCCGTGGTGATCAACTCATTTTTAGCCTTGTTCACTTTCTGGCGTGGCAGCCCCGTTAACTCTCCCAGCTGACTATCACTGATCCGGTCACGAGACTTATTGAAGCCATATGTCTTCCTGGCAATCGCATGAGCTACCTTCGCCTGATTGCGCGTCAGGTCTGCACCAATCAACGCTTCATACAGCTCGTTCGCTATACGGGTATACCCATCATCAAGGTCAGCCACACGAACCTCCTGTGGTGCGCACTGAGAGCGCCGTTCTGGAAATTTCAATACGGTATTCATGCTGCCACCTCCCCTTTCTTCTTGCCGCAAAGCGGGCAGTGGTCGAGATCATGCGGGAATGAGTTGGCCCCATGGGCCATGGTTGATTTGGTCATTGGATAGGTCCTGGTTTAAAGCCCGGTGGTTAGGCGGGCCTGGATAAATTAGGCGCTAGGCTGTTTCTCGTCTCGTTCAAGGGGGCGAGCCTCAAGCTCGCGGGCCAGACGAAGGGCTTGGCGGTCGGTGCCGGCGGCATGGGCCGTCGAAATCAACGGCTCATCGAGGGCCAGTGCCAATTCATGCATGACTGCCTTCAAGACGATGTTGTCGCGATCGCTGACGTACTGGGATGCCGGGCGCGGCGGACGGAGCTGCGTGGTCATGTGGTTACCTCCCAAGAACGAAGTTGATGAGTCTTTGCAGGAGGCGCAGCGGTCGTTCCTCGTTATAGGCGGCTTCGTCTTCCGCGGTGAACTGCAGTAGGCCGCGCTCGGGCAGGCCGGAGCCATCCAAGATCTCCTCAACGGTCACTGGCGGGAACCCTTGTTCAGCTAAGCTCCGGTTGGCCCGTTTGACGGCCCTCGTCAGAATATGCGGCTCATGTTGAGATATGGCCTTGAGCAGGATCAGCAGCGAGGTGCGGGCAAATGCTGTTTCGGTCATGTGCAGTTCTGCGCCCACTTCCTGCCACACCTGGCGCTGGCCCGGGGTGCCACGCACTTTCAGCGGTGACAGAGTGTCGAGTTTTTCGTGATCGGGGAGCGATACCCTTCCCATGGTGTTGGTCCTCTATTGGTGATGATTCAGGCCGGTGGTCAGGCGGCCTGTTGGGTAGGCTGTTCCTGTTCTTTGCTCAAAAGGGGGTAATCCTCCAGGCCCAAACGCAGATCGCCGTTGCTGGCGATGACGAAACTGACTGCATGCTGAGCCGGGATCACGTCCCCCCACTTCACAGCTAGGCTGCGGGAGATACCGATGGCTTTCATAGCGCGGGCCATGTTGCCGAAATACTCAATCACTTCGCGTTTCTTCATTGGTCCGGTCCTTGATAGAAGTTATTGGTATTCGTTCACTATCGTAACCACTAACAATTCAACATTCAACAACCAATGAGAACAGTATGCGTCATAGAATTTGTTCATAATCGATAACTCTCAGCAGGCGACATGAAACCTTCATTTAACGAACGAGTCAGAGCGAGAATGGAAGAACAAGGTCTTGGCGTCTCCGAGATAGCCAGGAGAGCAGGTATATCCAAATCTCTGGTATCGAACCTTCTAAGCAACCCTCTGAAAGACGTTCGAGTTTCCACCCTATTCGGTCTTGCAAAGGCTCTGTCTGTAGATCCTATTGAGCTGTACACCGGCCGCCCATCTATTGAGGTGGTTAGTGATTTGGTTAATAGCGTCTATCGGATTCCAGTGTTAACCATTGATGAGGTGCTGCAACATCCGACTGACTCACTTCCTCTTGTCAGCTCAGACCGTATGCTTCTCACTGATATGCCTGGTGCGCTTATTGGGGTTGAAGCACCAAACGACCAGCTATCCAAGCAAGGGATAGTGCAAGGTGATGTTTGTGTGATCGATCTCGGGGTCAATACGATTGAAGCTGATGCAGTGCTACTAGTGCAATTAAGCCGGGCTAACCAAGCAAAGCTTCTGAGGGCTATACCTGCCATAGAAGGATGGGCCTTTGGAGTTGATGATGAACGACTTCCGGTCATCTCCGCTAAAGATGTAATCATCCTAGGGAGGATGGTAGAACGCAGAGGCTAATCCATCGCTCTACGACCAGCTAACCCGCGGCCAATGGCCACCTGCTAACCCTGCTCAAGAAGCCCCGCTACCAAGCGGGGCTTTTTTTATTTGAAAAATTCACGATCGTGTATTGACCAATTGTTCCCGATCGATAACAATAATTTTCGTCAACTATCGAGAACGATCTGATAACAGTTCGATAGACGCGATACAAAACAGCTGAAAGCCAGTATCAACCAGACCAGAGGACCAACTCATGAAAGTGAATGACCAAGTGCAGTACACCAACCCCCGCACCCACGTCACCGTGCAGGCCGTGATCACCGACATCACCGACCTCGGCAAACGCCGTGGGGGTGGCCTGTTCTACACCGTCAAGACCGAGGCGGGTAAGGAACATCGGGCACGTGCAGCAAGCTTGCAGGCGGCTGCGTAACGAGTCGCTCCCGTCGAGCGCGGGAGCACTCAACCGCATGAGCATTGGCTCAGTGTTCAACCGGTTGAGAAGCATCATCGACAACCAGCAGCAGGACCCAGCCCCTAACCAGGGCAGAAGAAAAGCGCCTGACCAGCGCGTAAGAACGACAAAGCCCGCACAAGGCGGGCTTCGAAGGACTGGGGTACCACCCCAATCAGATGTCACCAGGGGACCAACCCCAGCAACAGGACCCATCCAGCCAAAAAGCTAGGAAGGGAGCTAACGAGGACCAACTCGTCAACAGGAGCAAATGTACCATGACCAAGCACATTTTTTCCAGGGCCGCCCAAAGTGCGGATCAGATTATCGCCACCATCGCCGACCACATAAGCGGCAACAAAGCTCGCAGAGCATGCCTCCACCGTCGAGTCATCGAGATTGCAGACGACATCCGCCGCCAGAAACTTGCAGAAAAGCGAGCCATCGCCAATCTGCGCCTTGGCCGCATCCCACAAGGCCACCGCCTGATGTTGAACCTGACGGCACAGAACCACCGCAACGCCGTCTGACCCGGGTCTGGCGCTTCCCTTATAGCGCCGTAGCCAAAGCCTCTTTCTCAAGCACCGCAAGGATGCTTTGGCTTCGCTCACGGCAAATTCGGCTGGGCACGCTCTTTAACAACCAGGACTGGGCAGTCACCACTCGCAATCTGCTGGCCCGGCAGATCCCCGCTAACCCGTTCAATCCGGAATGAGGGGCTGGAAGGTGACAAGGTGTCTCCTGAACCACTCTGGAGACATCCCAGAGCATTCCCTGGAGTGCTCTGGGATGTCAGAAAGAAGAAGCGCCTGCAAAAGCAGGCGCATCGTGACAACACGTTAATCGACATACTCGCAGTTACAGCTGCTGTAGTCCAAATTCTTACCCGTGTACACGTGGCATGACTTCTCATGCACATTGTCCTTATAGAGCCGCACCGTCAGATGGGTTTTGTTATCCGTCGCTGTCTCATGAGGACCTGCTACAACCATAGCCCCCGACCTCGCTCCTGCCATGTTGCTATAGGCCGCGACTGCTTTGCACTGCATGACCACGTTGGTAGCAGCCTTTTTACTCATTGGCTTTGTGGATGGCGCATCCCAATTCGGAGTGAAATCGAGATAAGCAGCCAACGCACTTTGAGAACACACCAACAGCATCGCAGTAATGACTGCAGAGACGATTGTTTTCATCCTTAAAGACCTCATTGATTGCTGCGGTGAAATACCGCACGAGAAACCTAGCTGGAATAAGCAACCATCTCCGCTGATACAAATGCCAGTAGAGGAAACTCCTTTTTGATACTAGCGAAAGCAAACGAGGGATAAACAAGCCCCAGTTCACTCCCATCGCACGCCTGCATTGCTCACAACCACCACAGGACCCAGACCATGAAAAAGCGTACCGACCAAAGCAACCTGACCATCCCCCCTCTCAATGATGCTTGCCGCAAGCGCCTGCGCCAGTTGCGTGAGCACCTCGGCTTGAGCCGCCCAAAGTTCGCCGAGATCTTGGGCATCCCACCCACCACGCTCAAGAACTACGAGCTGAACTACCGGGAAATCAGCGGCGGCACCTTGCTGTTGATTGCACAACACCCCGAGCTCTCAGTCCACTTCACCTGGCTAACGACCGGACAGGGCGAACCACTGGCCATGGCAGCCTGAAAGTAGAGGAACTCTTCATGAAGCAACTGACCGAAGCCCAGGTAATGGGCTTTCGCGGCGCTATGCCGCCTCGTACCCAGCATCGCTACGGCATGACAGTCGAACCCAGCGCCGCAGAGAGCAGGATTGCCCGTCAACGTACAGCAGCACGCCGCGCCATTGAGGAGTATCACGAGCAGCGCGCCCTACGGCTTGAAATGGAGCTCTAGCCATGGCCACCGGGATCCAACATCGCCACTCCGAACGGGGGCCAGAGTGTGAAGAAAGCTCATGTGACATCCCTGAGCCCGCACTAGTGGGCCCCCCAATTCCGCTGAACGTCATCAACCAACGTCAATTTCGCATCATCACCGAATCCAAGGCTCGTATGGATAAAGCCAAGGCGATCGCGATGGACAAGGCGTTGGCAGCGATGGATGCGCTGTTTAATAAACGAGGACCAACTATGGAAAACACTATCCAGAAAACCGAGATTGCTGAAGCTGTTCTCAGTAAGTTTGAACCTGCAGGCCCTGGCATTTACCACGGGATCCCCGGTGATGCCTACCACGGCGGGCCGGGATTATCTAAGAGCGGCTTGGATTGGGCGTTGGTGTCTGGCCAGCACTACCACTATTACCAAGTAGAAAGTAACGACCAGAAGCCAACCGCAGCACTGCGAGAAGGTCGGATCCTGCACAAGGTCGTGCTGGAGTTTGAAAGCTTCAACAGCGAGTTCGTTGTTGAGCCCGAGTGGCCAGAAGATGCCATCAATGGTGCCGAGCAGATGAAGACCATCATCCAGGCCTACAACGAAAAACTCGAGGAAAAACCAGCAGTCGAGGAACTCATCCAAGCAATCGAGACTCGCAACGCTAAGCTGCCAAAGCCTGTTGACGCTGGCAAAAGTGTGGGTGAACACGAGGCGGCCTATGAACTGCTGCCCGCGGCATTCCAAACCCTGGGTAAGGATGACAAACGAACCGGCAGCGCGCTGAAAGTCTGCATTAAGGCCTACAACGACAGCCTGCCCAAGCCCATTAAAGCATCTGGTAGCTATCAAGTAGTACTTGAGAACTTCGCATTGCTGGGTATCCAACAAGCTGAGCGGGCCGCTCACATCAACTCCTTGCCCAACCCACTCCCGCTGAATGGTACCAAGGCTGAAATGGCCGAGCGGATCCGGGCTTTCAAACCTGATGCCGTTTTCCTCGAAGAGCTCAAAGAGCAATTCATTCAAGATGCCGGCGGACGCGAGGTATTGACGGCCAATGAGTATCAGCACGCTTTGCGCTACCGAGAGGCAGTTTTCAGCCATCCCGAAGCTGCCGTGCTGCTTGATGAAGGGGTTGCTGAATCCAGTTTCTATTGGCATCACCCCGAGACAGGGGCGCTCCTTAAGTGCCGGCCTGACTGGACACGCCCCGATCATGTGTTGGTCGACCTCAAGTTCGTACGCAATGCCAGTCCCAGCGGTTTCTCCCGCGATGGCAGTGCCCACAACTACCACATTCAGGATGCCCACTACTCCGATGGCTATGAAACGCTGACAGGCCACAAGCCCAGCTTCGTTTTCATTGCGGTGGAGAAAGATGGGCCCCTGGGACGTGACGTGTTCAAGCCAATCCTGGTCGGCGTCTACTACTACGGCCAGGATGACCAACGCCGCGCGCTGGAGTTGCGCAATATGGCTGTACGCAACGTGGTCCGCTGGAGCAAAGACAACTACTGGCCTGGCCACGATGGCATGGGGGAGATCATCGTCCCCTCGTTCCAGGCAAATGCAGAGCGCAATACCCTCAATGAAGACGAGAGCAGCATCACGCTCACTCAAGCCACTGACGTTGAGCGACCGCTTGATGCCCTTCCTGACAACCTGTTTGATAGCGAGGCAGCATGATGAACAATCAAGTGGCAACCCAAGAAACTAGCCCAGTACTTGCCAATGAGCGCGGGCAAGCAAACATGCTCAGCCTGATGATGAATGTCGATTTCATGGCGAGCATCGACAAGATGGCAGACATGATGGCAAGCGGTAAGACAACCGTTCCCCAGCACTTGCGGGGCAATAAAGCCGACTGTTTCGCAATCTGCCTGCAGGCTATCCAGTGGGGCATGAACCCGTTCCCCGTCGCGCAGAAGACCCACTTGGTCAATGGCACGCTTGGTTATGAGGCTCAGTTAGTCAACGCGATTGTGGTCAACTCCGGAACCATCAAGGGGCGCTTTGATTACGAGTTCTTTGGGCCATGGGAACGAGTAATTGGCAAATTTCGAGTGGCTCGAAAGGAGAAGGATGGTAAGCCTGTCGAGTATCGAGTACCTGACTGGACCTTTGCCGATGAAGACGGGTGTGGCGTCAAAATCATCGCGCACCTTTCCAACGGAAAGACTCGTGAGGTGACGTTGCTGCTGCAGCAGGCTCGTACTCGAAACTCCACCCTTTGGGCTGATGACCCTAAGCAGCAGCTTGCCTATCTGGGCGTCAAGCGCTGGGCAAGGCTCTACACCCCGGACGTGATCCTGGGGGTTTACTCAGTCGATGAGTTGGAAGAGATCGATGTCACGCCTCCAGGGGACAGCCCGCAAGGTGGCCCTGACGTCAAAGCACAGCTCGCGAAGAAGGCCGCTGAGAGGCGCGCCCAGCAACAAAGTGCCCACGTTATCGAAGGCGAGGCTCAAGTTGTCACCGAGGAAGGTGAGCCAGTGGTTGAATCCGCTCAGCATGTGGATGAACCGACCGAACAGAAGGACCTCGAGGCAGAAGACCTGCTTGCCGAGATCCTGTTCAAGATGGATCTCGCTCAATCCGGCTCTGAAATGAAAACCCTAGTCACTGATGTCACCAAGTTAGGCCCACGTCTCACTGACGAGCAGAAAAAAACCGCATCGGGGATCTACCAGAAGAATATTGACCGACTCGGTCTCACAACCAAGAAAGCTGCATAAACGACCAAACCATGCCCCGCGACCAACGGGGCTTTCCATTTTCGAGGACCTACTATGCCCAATAAATAAACAGAAGCACCCTATGACTGACCCTGCAGTTGACTAGTGCAGAGCCCATCGGGGGTTGCAGCTTGATACCCCCAAATCATCCACTGCTAGCCTCACAGAAACGGTGGATAACTCATAAGACTCCCATGCAAAAGACCGAAAGCCTCTACTACGGCGCAGTAATCTGTGGGCTCGGTGTCATCATATCCGACCCCAAGCAACCCAGCAGATTCATCTTGCCGGGCAGCTCGGCAAACCGCCGAAACTACGGCCCGTAAGACCCATGACCTGCTGACAAAGAGTCACCTCATGTTTAGGAGGCGAGCCATGCGCTACCGTGAACCAAACATTTAGCTAGAGCTGATCTAGGATGATTATAAATCACGCATAAAGGAAATTTTCATGAGTAAAACTATAGACACTCGAAAAAATTTGCATGTAAAATCACGCCATCAGTGACAGTGATAGGGAAGTGGTCGTGAAAAAATCCAAAGTGGCAGAGCTCATCGTTCAGCATGTTCCAAAACAGCTTCTCATGGCTCTTTCCGACGCTGTGTATGCAGCTTCAAAGCGCTCTTACGATTCAGCAAAGAAGAAAAGCCAGGGCCACAGGGCAACTGCGCTTGGGCTTGAACGCTATCTGAATTTAAATGAAACAATCCATGAGGTGTTCGAAGCGAATGGTTGTAGTCCAGAGAAACTGAGTGGCAATCGCATTGTAGAGGGCCGCAGTGGTATTTTCACGATCGCTCGTGAAAGTTACAACGATAATCGCTGGAAAGCACTTTTTCGCAGTAAACGAAAGCAAACTCTCATTGCTGATAATTCATTTGTGGAAAAGATAGTGCAACCGGATTTGTTTTCCGATGGTACTGATATACCCAAAGCTACGCTGTTCGTAGTATGCCGCTTTTCTGGTTCACTTCAGACCCAACCAGAAGCCCCCCTGTCGATAGAACTAGTTGTTCCAAGTTCTGATGGGAAAAGATGGGTTTTTCATGAGCCACTTGAACTTTTTTTAACCAGATATGATGTAGCTCCATCTCAAGAGGATAACGCATTCCCAGGGCTGAAAAAGGGCGTTATCAAAAGAGAGGGGACTGAGGATAGTGTATGAGCCGAGGAATTACTGAGTTTCAACCGGATAGGCTAGTGCAAGTTCTAGCTGCCCGGCGGCTATCTCAAACCCAATTGGCTACAATGGTTGGTGTGTCACCAGCAACCATTAGTAAATGGCGTTCTGGTCAGCAAGCCCCTGAATCTGAGGCTTTAGAACGTTTGGCTTCAGTAGTGAACGTAACGTCTGAATGGTTTACTCGACCGATGTTGCCAGGCATGTCTAAACCATTATTCAGAAGTAATGCTTCAGCCCATGCAACAGCACGAGCAATGTTAGATACTCGCATTCATTGGGCTAATGAGCTGGTTACTAAACTGACAGAATTTGTTGACCTTCCAAAGCTTAAATTACCGTCTCGCCATTTTACAAATATTGATGAAATTGGTGATGCAGATATAGAAGATGCTGCCAATGAATGTCGTGCTTTATGGAATCTAGGCACAAAGGAGATACCTGACCTTGTGCTAGCTGCAGAGAGCAACGGCATTATTGTTGTCAGGGAGGAAACCGGGATTGCACAAATTGAAGGACTATCTGCTTGGAGTGAAACTTTAGGCGTTCCTTTTGTTCTGCTCTCTTCAGATAAAGGTAATGCATTTCGTAGTAGATTTGACCTCGCCCATGAAATTGGGCACCTGATTCTTCATCGCTATGTTGGCAATGAGCTTGAGGCTGAACGTTACAAATTGAAAGAAGCCCAGGCTCATAAGTTCGCTGGAGCATTATTGCTGCCAGCAGAAACATTTGCCGAAGAAGTAAAGACCCCCGTCACGTTAGATAGTTTGCTTTTAACTAAGCAACGATATGGTATTTCCGTTGCTGCATGTATAATGCGCTTGTATGCGCTAAGCATTATTACTGAAGAAGAAAAGCAGAATCTCTATAAACGCCGCTCTGCACGTTGGGGGGTAAAATCAGAACCTGGCGATGACTACCGTGAACCTGAAAAACCACGTTTGTTGAAGCGTACAATTGAGTTGCTAGCTTCGTCTGGGATCATTTCTGTTGAAGGCCTGGCAGCGTTCTCTGGACTGTCAGCTATAGATGTAGAAATGATGGTCGGTTTACCTAATGGATATCTGACTGATAAGAAAGCAGCAGTTGTACATTTGACGCGGTTAAAATCGATGTTAGATCAACAATGCGAAAAAGATGTCAGTGAACAAAAAGGTGCTTTAGTACAGTTCACAAGATTTCCACAAAAATCTTTAGCAAAGAAATAACTACGAATTAACCACAAGACCCCAGCTATCAAGCTGGGGTGTTTCTTAGCATAGAGATCAACTCAATCCAGGATAATTCAGCCTAAGCAATAAACCAAAGTGGAGGTTCCCGCTTTGAAATCCGTAACAACTCGTCACGGAAATCACGGCCCTTCCTTCAAATCAACCGGCGCCCCATCCTCTGGAGCAGGAGGGCCACACCATGCAACAACTTCAACTGACCATCGACCAGGACAGCCAGCTTCTCAACGACCTGGTCAGTATCGTGCGCTCCCCCACCCTTTCCCGCTCTGCCAAGCTCACCGAAATCCGCCGCATACTGGCGCACTTCGACCTGCACATCGAAACGCCCCGGGTTGCCGGCCAGCTGTGGAGCGCTACTGCATTGGGCAAAGAGCTGGGAGTCAGCGCCCAGGCCATTGGCCGGCTAGCCACCCAGCACAACCTGAAAACCCCCGAGATGGGGGAGTACCGCCTTGACCAAGCGGCTCACTCCCACAAGCAAGTTCAAACCTTTTACTACAACCAGCTCGGGCGTCACCGGCTCGAGTCTCTTATCACCGCGAGGACCACATGCAACGAAATTACATCTACCCATGCGCAAAATGGATAAGGCCGAAGCTATTCGCCGAACTGACAGGCATGACAGAAAAAGCCGCCGAGGGACGGCGCTTGAAAGGAGAGTGGCCGGAAGGAGTGGTATGGCGCCGGGCCCCTGACAACCAGATTCGTTACAATGTTGCGGAGTATGACAAGTGGGTCGAGTCAAACATGATGAACTAGTGGCTGGGGTCACAGGGTTGGAGGTTCATGGCAAAAAGCTGCGCATCACCTTCACCTATAAACGGGCGCGCTGCCGGGAGGTCCTTGACCTTCCCATCACCAAGGCGAATGTGAAGTTCGCCACCAACAAGCTCGCAACCATCAAGCATGAGATTGCGATCGGAACATTCAACTATGCACATCATTTCCCTGACAGCCCAGCACTAACGCGATTTGGAGGAAGCCGGCGAAATGTCACCATCTGGGAGGCCTATCAGGATTTCTGGCGGCTTCACAAACCCATGTTGAAGCCTACCTCTCGTCATGGCTACCCGTTCGCCATTGAGGCGTGCATCAATGTCCTGGGTAAGGACCGACAGGTCTCAACGCTGATGCCCAAGGACATTGATCTGATCCGCAATGAGCTCCACATCTCACTCAAACCCAACTCCATCATCACCTACCTTGGACGGTTCAGACAGTTGCTTCGCTGGTGTGAGAAGAATGACCTGCTTGCAGACGCGGCAAAACTCACAGGAGGAGTGCGGCCCGTCACCACCAGAAAAACCTCACCGGCAGACCCTTTCGAATTTGATGAATACACCCGGCTGCTGGAAGCCTGCTCCCACGAGCAGCAGCGAAACATGATCACCCTTGCCATTTATACTGGCCTTAGAACAGGCGAGCTGAGGGCTCTTGCCTGGGAAGACATCGACCTCGAAAAAGGGGTTATGGTCATCAGCAGAAACATCAGTAACGAATCGGACTATTTCAAACTGCCCAAGACCAACGAGCCTCGGGAGGTTGATCTGCAGCCGCCCGTGATAGCAGCCCTCAGATCACAGATGGCATTGTCGTTCATGCGTGCTGCGGTGTCGGTAGATGTGGACATGAACGGCCACATCGAGCGTCAAAGCATCAGGCCGGTATTTACACCAAAGGTGACGGGCCCCCATGTTCCACACGCCAAGGAGTTCTTCACAGCAGCCGGAATATCTCATGCATGGAGCAACATCATGAGAAGGGCTGGGGTAAGATATCGGCGCTTCTACCAACTGAGGCATACGTTTGCTAGTTGGAACCTGACGTCCCATGGAAATCTCGCGTATATTGCAGCGCAAATGGGTCACGCTGACCTTGAAATGTTACAATCCGTCTACGGAAAGTGGATCGCCTCAGCAAGCAAATCTGAGGCGGTCAGGATCTGGGAGCAGATGCAATCAAAAGGCCTTTTCGCCCCAATGACGCCCCAAGAAAAAAAGATCCAAGACTAAGCGATTGATTTATTTGATAAATAGTCAAAACCCACAATTCCCGGCAAAATACCCGCATACTCCCCCCGCTGCGATATTCAAACAGCCAAAAGTATAACGGATTGCTGTATTTGCATACAGCTACGCGGTGGTCGACTCTTCCAGGGAGCGATTGAAGTCCACCCAAAACCGACTCGGCAGGCCGGCACTATTGATGGCATCCGCCACCAGTTCGCACATGGGGATCGTCTCGTTGCGGGCGTAGGTCCTGTCGTACTGCTCCGGGTTACCCAGCCCCCCACTGCCATTACCCGGGATGATGCCGGCAAGCGCAGCCGGGAACCTGTGCGCCGTCAGCACATCCTGGGCGGTGATCGCCTTGATGGCCGCAAACTCATCCTTGGTCGCAATATCCCCCACCGGGATGAGCTTGATCCCGTCCGGCTTGCCGTTCGGGATATTGACGAACATCGAGCGGAAGTTTCCCACCCCCTTGGCGCTCGCGATCATCTCCTTCATTTCATCCTCTTGCTCATCGTCCATGTTCGGGTCGGTGGCGTAGAAGATGAACCCCATGTGGGCACCGTTGAGAAAGTACTTGCGCCGGAACATGGTGGCATCCTGGTTGAGCAGGGCTGACTGGAGGCCCCCCAGGTAATCAGGCTGGCCATAGACCTGTTGCACCGGGTCATACTGCGCCAGCCAGACGATATCCCGGGCAGCGTAACGCTTGTGGTTGCCGTCCCGTTCCAGCATCAAAAAATCCTCATTCGGGCAACGCCGCAGGTACAGCCCCGACAGCGGGTGCAACCCCACCACCTGGCCAAACCCGTTACGCAATTTCAAGAGCGCCGCATCCCCGAACTGGAGCAGGTTATGCACAAAGGCGGTGATCACCTCCCGGGGCACGCCCTCGCTGCTGATAAACCGCCCCGACACCATGTTGCGCCGTGCCATCAAAATGGCGCCATGGTGCGCATTGGCGCGCGCCACCTTGGCCAACCCATGCCGGTCGATGGGCGGCATGTAATACTCGCCCCACGGGCTGTAAAACACCTCCGTGTAGTCGGTCATCCAGGCGGTGGGATCCACCGCTTCCGGGATAGAAAAGGTCACGGCCGAGCGGGCGGCATGTGGTGCGGCCCGCCGGGCCTGATAGCGCTGTTTGCGGCTCATGTTTTCCTCGTTTGCTGATAACCCAGCTGGATTTGCGTCGGCGTGATGTGTCGAGCGGCTCGTTGTCGATGGCGTGGCTGATGGCAAAGAACACATCGGCGTGGCCGGTCTCGCTGGTGCGCGATGCCCGGAACGTCATCTGACCGCCGCCAGTGGTCGCTCGCTTGATGGACATGAACGCCAGCGGGATCTCGACATCCTCTTGATCCCACTCGATGCGATCGGCCTCGACCACATCCACCATCTTGAGGACCAGCCGCGCCTTGCTCTCGACGCTGTAATTGATCGGGGTGATCGTGGATTTGAACACCGGTTGCAGCAGGTCATAGACCCCACTGCCGACGCCGGAGACATCGATCCCCAAGTAAGTGACCCGGAATTTCTTGGCGATCTTCTCAATCTCGTTGGCCTGGTGGCGAAAGTTCATGCCGCGCCAGCTGTGCTTTTCCAGAATGCGGAATTTCTCACCCGGGAACAGCGGCGGGGCAACCACCACCAGGGAGGCATTATCGCGGGTGCGGCTCGGGTCATAGCCCAGCCACACCTCCCGCTTGCCAAAGGGTTCCGGCAGACCCGGGGTGTAGTCGTTCCAGGTCGCGCGTTCGGTGCCGGCCCGTTCCATGTGCTGGAACTTGAACACCGATGCCTCATCGTCGACAAACTCGCACATGTAAAGGTGATCGAAGACCTCGATCGCCGTCTCTTCCCGCAGCGCCTCGATGTTGATGAGGTCGAATCCCTGCGCAACGGCATCCTCCAGGGTGATGATGTAGCGCCACACCCGATCGGGGCAGACCCGCCCGCCATCGCGCAGCTCGGCCGCGGTCGGGAACTCCAGCGCCTGGCGCTGGGTGTCCTTGCCTTTCCAGTCGTCTCCGGTCCACAACCGGTAACCGCCATGGGCCTTGCTGGACGGGGTCGAAAAGTAGGTCTTGCGCCAGTGCGCTTGCGACGCCATGCCGGTGGCCACGTCGGTGACCGCCTTGAAGTTCTTGATCCAGAAGTATTCGTCGGCGTAGAAATTGCCGGTGTAGCCCTGGGCGCTGTTGGCGCTGGTTGCACAAAACACCAGGGTCGCGCCGTTGGACAGCACGATGGGATTGCCGGTGAGCTCAACGCCCAGGAACTCCCGGGCCAGGCTGATGATGTAGCGGCGGAAGATCTCAGACTGGGCGCGAGTGGCCGACAGGAATATCTGATTGCCGCCGGTCAGCACCGCATCTTCCAGCGCCTCACCGGCGAAATAGTAGGTCATCCCGATCTGACGGGCTTTGAGAATGTTGCGGGTGCGCGGCATGTCGGGATCGTTCTTCACGTCCCGCACGTACAGCTGATGAGGATAGAGCGAGGCCAGCCAGTCGGCGAAGTCGTCCGGGGTCACATCGTCAACGTTGTTCTTGGCGGCCTTGCGGCTGCCCTTCTTCTTGTCGTTGCCGCGCCCGCACTCCCGGGGCACCTCGTCAGGTTCGGCCGACCCAGCGCGCTGCGCATCGAGGCGCGCCCGCTCTTTGGCCAACTTCACCGCCTCATGCCGCAAGGTGCACTGGTGCTTGATGAGCCTGTCCATCTCATCGAGATCGATGTGGGACTTGTCTTTTTTGGCCGCCAGCACCTGATAACGACGGGTGATCGCCTCCTCCAGCGCCTCTTCACTGAGCAAGCTGGCCCAGTCGCCGCGCTCGGCCCAGCGATACACCACCCGCACACTGCCCAGCCCCAGCTCGTCTTTGATCTCCTGGGGCGTCCAGCGTTTCAGATAGAGCCGCCGCGCAGCCCGTTGGATCTCTTCGTTGTAGGCCACCGGCCCCCCTCAGTCTCATGTCTGAGAAGGATGATACTGGGCAGCCATCGCCCAGCCCGTGCCTGCAATTCGGATATTTTCGGATAAGGGGCCCTATCCGAAATCGTCAGAACGCATCCAAGTGCCACCCTGCATTTGCCTCGATAACCTGTGCTCACTTGCATAGCACAGGGGGCCAGCGTGGCAACTCCGACAGATTCATCACTGCGCACCGGCTGGGTGGCCATCGCCACCGAAGGCGAATCCATTGACGGGCGCCTCATCACGGCGCAGTGGATCACTGACATGGCCGAAACCTACGACCCCGAGTTCTATTGCGCCCAGCTCTGGCCTGAACACATCCACTACGGTGAAAACGCCGGCCATGTGCAGGCCCTCAAAACAGATGTGGTCAATGGCAAGCAAACCCTGTTCGGGATCCTCAGCCCCACCCGCGATCTCATCTATCAGAACGGGCGCGGCCAGATGAAGTTTTGCTCCATCGAACCCTGGGAAAACTTCGCAGGCACCGGCAAAACCTACCTGTTCGGGCTGGGGGTCACCGACCTGCCCGCCAGCACCGGCACCACCATGCTCAAGTTTTCGGCCAAGCACCCCAACCGCCTGGTGGGGCACAGCATGCCGCTGGACTTGTCCGATTTTACCGCCGAGCCCCAAGCATCCGAGCGACCCAACCTGGCCCAACAGTTTTTCCGCTTCCTCGCCGGCCACGGTGACGCCCCAGCGTCCACTCGGCAGGAACCCCACACCGTCCCCGACGAGGAAACCGATGATATGAAAGACGAACAATTCACCGCCCTAAACGACACCCTCACCGGGCTGGGCGCAGCGGTGGCGTCATTTAGCACCAAGCTGGATGCCCTGGGCAAAGACGCCCCCACCGCCGACCCGGATAAACCGGACGAGAAGGACAAGCAGGGAGGCGCTGACAACAAAGCCGACGACGGCGCCCAGTTCACTGCGCTCAATGACACCCTCAAAGGGCTGGGTGAGAAGTTCGATACCCTCAATCAGAAAATTGACGCCTTCTCCGCCGAGGTACCAGGCCAACGCCCGGGATCCCTTGGCGGCAAAGACACCAAGCTCAAGGCATTTTAAGGACTCACCATGTCACAAAACCTGACCCCGCTTGCCCGCGAGCGCATCACCCAATATTTCTCGGTCCTCTCCGAGTCGTTTGGCGTCCCCCTGCCCGATCTCGCCAACCTGTTCAGTGTCACTGACCCGGTCGAAACCAGCTTTCGTGACGCCCTGCTGGAGGCCACCGACTTTCTGAACCTCATCACCTGTGTGGATGTGGATCAGGTCAAAGGCCAGGTGGTGCAAACCGGTATCGGTGGCCTCTACACCGGTCGCACCAAGGGCGGGCGTTTCAAACGCAAGCTGGGCGTGGACGGCGACAGCTACGAGCTGGTCGCGGTCGATTCCTGCGCATCGCTCGACTGGGCCACCTTATGCACCTGGGCCAACGCCGGCAGCGACGGCGAATTTGTCCGCCGCATGAATGACTTTGTCACCAAGTCGTTTGGCCTGGACATGCTGCGTATCGGCTGGAACGGCATCAAGATGTCGGACACCACCGCCCCCGCGGCCAACCCGCTGGGCGAAGACGTCAACAAGGGCTGGTATCAGCTGGCCCGTGAATGGCAGGACGGCAAGCAGATTGTGAAGGCGGACGCCGGCGACAAGATCTATTTTGACCCGGCCGGCAAGGGCGACATCCTCACCCTGGATGCCATGGCGTCCGATCTCATCAACGCCATTATCCACCCGGCCCACCGCACCGACGCCCGTCTGGTGGTGCTGGTCGGTGCCGAGCTGATGGCCGCCGCCCAACACCAGCTCTACAGCGAGGCCGTCAAGCCCACCGAGCAAAAGGCCGCCCAAGACCTAGCGAAATCCATCGCCGGCCGCCGTGCCTTTGTGCCGCCGTTCTTCCCGGCCACCGGGATGGTGGTCACTCCGCTGGAAAACTTGCACCTCTACACCCAGCGCGGCACCCGCCAGCGCAGTGCCAAGAACAACCAGGACACCCTGAGCTTTGATAACCAGTACTGGCGCATGGAAGGCTACGCGATCCCCGATTACGAGGCGTTTGCAGGCTATGAGCCGGCCGACATCGCTATCGGGCCGCGTCCTGAGACGCCGCCGGAGTCGGGGGAGTAACCATGCTCTCCCCGGCGCTCAGGCATCGGCAGCGCGTCGCCGCCGCTCAGGCGATGGCTCGCACTGCCGAGTCAGGGCAAGCCACCGGCATGGTGGCCAGTAGCCTGCACTTGCAGCTCGTGGCCCTGGAGCAGGACATGAAGCGGCTCAAGGCCATGCCCCGGCTCAGCGACAAGGTCGAGCTCAAGCGCACCGAGCTGCTGCCCAAGTACCGCCCCTATGTGGAGCAGTACTTAGGCCTGGCGGCGCTCGGCACCGTGTACCAGAACCCGCTCTTTCAGCACCTCATCATCTGGGCGTTTGACGTGGACGACCTGGAAACGGCGATCACCTGGGCTGAACTTGCCATCGAGCAGAACCAGCGCACCCCGACGTACATCAAGCGCGACTGGGCCCATTTCACCGCCGACACCGTGCTGATCTGGGCCGAAGAGCAAGCGGCGCTGGGGCATGCGGTCGAACCCTGGTTCTCCCGGGTGTTCGACAAGGTACGCGGGCAATGGCGCCTGAACGAGCAGGCCACCGCCAAGTGGTACAAGCTGGCCGGTTGCCTGCTCTTGCGGGACAAGGACGGGGCAGCGCGCCCCAGCGCCCTGGCGGACAGCGCAGTGCTTGATCAAGCCGATCACTGGCTGGCCCTGGCCGAGAAGACCCACCACAAGGTGGGGGTGGGCACGCTGCGCAAGAAAATTGATATGCGCTTGCGAGCACTGGCCGCCGAGTAACAGACCCTACGCCACCGCGCCCCGGCGGGAATGAGTCCGGCAACCCAGGTTCGCCTTGCGCTCGATTCCGTGGCTTCAGGGGCGCCCTATTTCGACGAAACAACCTGGCGAGGGCGAGCATGATTTCAGGACGAGAGATCACCTACAGCGACACCGTGGTGACCAACAACGGGTTTTGGCCGGATGTGTCCGCCGCCGATTTTGAGCAGCGCCGCAACACCCCGGCCGAACAGGATCCGGGGGCAATCGCCGCAGCCCTGCTTGTGGCCGTCACCGAGATCAACGATCAGCTCGCGACCTTCCAGGCAACCCAGCAGGCCAAGGGCTACCCCAGCGCCGCCGAGGTACCGGGCTATCCGTCCATTGAGGGCGGCACCAACGGCCTGCTCGAGCTTTACCTGTGCGCCGTGTTCGCCCGGGCCAAGGCGCAGTTGTTGCCCGAGTTCGCCACCGTCACCGAGCGGGACGCCGGCAAGGACTTGGCCGAACGCTCGCAAGATGCCCGCCAGCAGCTGCTGGCTGAAAGTCAGTTTGCGATCCGGGCCATCAAGGGCAAGCGGCGCACCGGGGCCGTACTGATATGAGCGCCCCCTTGGCACCGCCCGAGGGCTGGCTGGCCGCCCTGCACCGCGAGCTCCACCGCATCTTGCCGGCCAAGCTGCACGCCCAGCTCGATAGCTGGATGACGGACGGCACCATCGAGCTCTCCCCCAAGGACCAGGGCCCCGGCGGCACGGTGGTGGGTTACGCGAGTTACACCGCGGTGTTCTCCATCGAAGAGCTGCCGTTTCGCCAGTTCCCGCCCCAGCTGCTGCTGGCGGCGGTGGCCACCTGGGTGCAGGAACACGACGAGACCCGCGATGAGCAGGGGCTGGATGATCCCACCTACACCGTGACCCCCATCGATGAGCAGGTGGCGGACATGGAAATTTCACTGCCGTTTCGTGAGCCGCTGACCGTGGTGGCCGATCCAGACGGCCCGCTTAACTGGCAAGGCCAGCGCTGGAACGTCGGCCCTTATGAAGTGTGGGTGGCCCTTGATGCCGATATCACCGTGGCGATTGCCCACGATTAACAGGAGTCCCTATGACCGTTCCCTTTGTCGAGGTCAACAACCTCAACCAGATGCAGGGTGAAACCACCGAGATTGAGCGCCATTTCCTCTTCATCGGCAGCGGCGCCACCAACGCCGGCAAGCTGCTCAGCATCAACGCGCAGACCGATTTTGATACCGACCTGGGCAGCGCGGATACCCCGCTGAAACTCAACCTCATGGCAGCCCGCGACAACGCCGGCCAGAACTGGACGGCAGCCGCCTTTGTGCTACCCACCGACATGGACTGGATGGACGCGGTACGCACTGCCCAGGCCACCCAGTCGTTTGAAGGGGTGGTGGTGCTCGAACAAGTGTGGGATGAAGCGGCCATCAACGCCGCCGAGGCGCTCAATAAAGAGTTGCTCGCCACATATTCGCGCTGGACCTTTATGCTGCTGGCGGTGCCCGGCATCCGGATTAAGGACGACCCCAAGGATGAGACCCTGCTGGCCCAGGGCTGGCCCGATTACGAGGCCGAACTGACCGCCCTGCAAGATGGCATCGCCGCGCCATCGGTGGGCCTGGTGCCACAGCTTTGGCCCAACCTCATCGGCATCTATGCCGGGCGCCTGTGCAACCGGGCGGTGAGCGTCGCCGACAGCCCGTGCCGGGTCAAAACCGGCGCCCTGGTCGGCCTTGGCGATACCCCGGTGGACATGGACGACATCGCCCTGCCCCGGGCCACCCTGGTGACACTGTCCACCAACCGGCTGTCGGTGCCTATCTGGTATCCCGACTATGACGGCGTGTACTGGTCTGATGGCATGCAGCTCGATGCCGAGGGCGGCGATTACCAGGTGATCGAAAACCTGCGGGTCGCCTACAAGGTGAGCCGACGGATGCGCCTGATTGCCATCCCGCGCCTGGGGGATCGCAGTTTCAATTCCACCCCGGCCTCTACCGCCGCCAACATCGTCTATCTCGGCAAGCCGCTGCGTGAAATGTCGCGGGTGACCACAATCCACGGCCAGCCGTTCCCGGGCGATATCAGCCCCCCTAAGGATGGCGACATCACCATCACCTGGACCAGTAAAACCCGGGTGTCCATCTACGTGGTGGTGCGCACCGTCGATTGTCCCAAGGGCATCACCATCAACATCATCCTCGACACCAGTCTGAACCAGGAGGAAGGCGCATGAGCGGCAAACGCATTTCCGGCATGAACATCGATGTGACCCTGCTCGGGGTCGATGTGCAGGCCAGCAAGGTGACCCTCACCATCACCGACAACACCGCGGTCTCCCCCACCGGTGGGGTACCCGATGGCTTTGTCGATGGCGACGTAACGGCCGAGATTGAATACGAGTTCACCACCAAGTATCTGGGCTTCCTGCTTGATGCGGCCCGCAGTAACGGCAGCTTTCGCGGCATCGAACCCGATGATTGCCTGTTCTACGCCAAGGCCGGCGAACAGGAGCTCAAGATCGAGGTATTCGGCGTGAAGCTCATCATGACCGACCTGCTCGATGGCGACTCCCAGGGCGGCAGCGCCCTGGTGCACAAGGTCAAGGGCCTGGTCACCTCGCCGGAGTTCGTGCACATCAACGGGATCCCGTACCTGTCCGACGAAGACACCCGCCACCTGCTGGGGTAACCGATGCCGTATCGCGAATCCGCCCTCTGGGAGAGCCTGGCCGCCTGGCTTGCCGCGCACTGGCCCACCGTCTACGCCGTGGCGCTGGCCATCCTCACCGCTTGGCTGCGCATCACCTACGGCGGCGGCACCGGCCGCGCGCGCACCCTGGAGATGCTGTTGTGTGGCGCCATCACCCTGGCCGCCAGCAGCGGTTTTACCTGGGCGGGGATCCCCGGTCAGGCCGGCGGCTTTATCGGCGGCATGATTGGCCTGCTTGGGGTCGACACCCTGCGCGATGCCGCCAAGAACCTGCTCAACAAGAAATCGCAATAGCGAGGTACCTATGACGCAATCCTACAGCCGCAACGTGCGCGCCTTTTTGGACCTGCTCGCCTTCTCGGAGGGCACCAAGGGGCTCGGCGATGACGGTTACAACAAGCTGGTGAGCCCAGGCGGCTTCTTTGACAGCTACGCCACCCACCCCAACCAGTTGATCGCCGTGCGCCCCGGGCTGAAAAGCACCGCGGCCGGCCGCTATCAGAATTTGAGTACCTACTGGCCACACTATCGTGACCTGCTCGGCCTGCCGGATTTTGGCCCGGCGTCACAGGATGCTTGGGCCGTGCAGCTCATCCGCGAGCGGCGCGCCCTGGCCGATGTGGAAGCCGGCCGCATCGAGGTGGCCATTGCCAAGTGCGCCAACATCTGGGCCAGCCTGCCTGGCGCCGGCTACAACCAGCCAGAGCACCCCCTGGCCGCGCTGCTGGCCAAGTTCACTGAGTTTGGCGGGGTGCTCGCATGAAAACGACCTTGATCCCGGTGGCCCTGCTAGTCGCCCTGTTCAGCACCGTGGTGTGGTGGCAGGGCGGGCGCATCGATGCGGCCAATGAGCAGATCGGCCAGTCCAGTCAGCGTATCGCCGACCTCGCCCAGGCCAATGGATCCCAAGCTGCGCAGCTCAAGCAAGCCGCCACCGAGCGCGCCCAGGCTTACGCCCTGCTCCAGCAGCTCGGCACCCGCCTTGATGAGATTGCGCAGCAAACCAACCGGAGCACCCATGCCGTCAAAGAGAGCCTGGCCCCAATCCAGGGGCGCCCGAACTGCCGTGATGAGCCTCTGCCTGCTGCTGCTCTGCGCGTGCTCCAGCAGCCCGTCGCCGGCAACGGTAGTGCAACGGGTACCGGTACTGCCCCCGGCAGGGCTGATGCCCCGCTGCCCTGAGCCGCCGTTTACCGGTCGCACCTTTGGTGATGCGGTGGCCTTTATTCCCGTCTTGCAGGGCGCCTTGCGCCGCTGCCAGGCCCAGATAGACACGCAAACACACTGGTTTATTCAACAACAGGAAACCCAACCATGAGCAACAAGATCATCACCCTGACCATCGCCGGCACCGACGTGCGCTTTACCCCGAACATGACCGCCCACAACGGCTACATCAACGAGCTGACCCCCCATGACAAGGTCGGCCCCAGCAAACGCTATCTCGACCGCGTGGTCCACCCCGACGACAAGGCCGCCCTCAAGGGGCTGCTCGACACCCACCCGGGCCTGGCTTTCCAGCTGGCTCAGGCCGTGGTTGAGCAATACGCCCCGACCGTGGAGATCGAGGTAAAAAACTCCTAAGCCGGCTGGAGGCCATCGCCGGCAACCCGTTCGAGCAGGCACTTATCCTGCGTCGCCAGTACCTGCCAGGCGAGGGGGACGACACCGAAACGCTGGCCCGCGCCCTATGGCTGGACCGCCACCACCATGACAACCAGGTGATCACCGTGGCCAACGGCATCGCCAAGGCATTCAACGGCTGACAAGGAGAACCATGAGCGGCTCATTTGAAAAGCTGATGCTCCAGATCGGCATCGTTGACAACGTCACGCGGCCGCTGGCCAACATCGACAAGGGCATTGCCCGCACCTCCGCCGGCTGGGGCAAGATGGCCGGCGGCGTGGCGGCCATCACCGCCGTAGGCATGGCGCTGTATGGCGCACTCGACCCGGCCATCCAGATGGACCGGGCGCTGGGTGAAGTGGCCTCCCTGGGGGTCGCTCAGGCGGCCTTGCAGGGGTTGACCCAGACCGCGCTCGAATTCTCCATGGAGTACGGCAAATCGGCGACCGAGTTTGTCCAGGCCTCCTACGATATCCAATCTGCGATCGCGGGCCTCTCCGGCTCGGAGCTGTCCACCTTCACCAAATCGTCAGCAGTGCTCGCGGCTGCCATCAAATCCGACACCGGCACCATCACCAGCTACATGGGCACCCTGTACGGCACCTTCAAAGAGAAGGCCGTGCAGATGGGCAAGGCCAACTGGGTGCAGGCCATTGCCGGCAAGACCGCCACCGCAGTGCAGATGTTCAAGACCACCGGCAATGCCATGTCGGCCGCCTTCACCAACCTGGGCCGCCAGGCCACCACGGCGGGCATCGGCATGGATGAGCAATTTGCCATCCTGGGCCACCTGCAATCCTCCATGGGCGGCGATGCCGCCGGCACCGCGTACAAGTCCTTCCTGGCCGCGGTGCCCAACGCCGGCAAGGTGCTCGGCATGTCGTTCACCGATGCCCAGGGCAAGATGCTGCCCATGGTCGCCATCCTGGACAAACTCAAGGCCAAGTTCGGTAGCGGCACGCTCGGGGTCGATGCCCTGGGCAAGCTGGGTCAGGCCTTCGGCCAAACGGGGATTGGCGTGGTCACCGCCCTGATGAACGACACCGCCGCGCTGACCGATGAAATCAACGGACTGGGCAAGGCCACCGGCATGACCAAGGCCGAGGAGATGGCCGGCGCCATGACCGACCAGTGGCAACGCCTGGGCGCGGTCAGCACTGCGCTCAAGACCAAGCTCATGGGCTCGGTGCTGGCCCCCATCAACAAGGTGGCCAAGGCCTTTGCCGATGGCGGCGCCCAGGTGGAGAAGTGGATGGACATGTTTCCGCACCTGACCAAGCTGCTCGGCACCATCACCCTGGTGGTATTGAGCCTGGCCGGCGCGGCGGGTGTCTGGGCCGTGGTTTCGGGCATCAGCGCACTGGCCACCGGCGCCCTGGCCAGTGCCGTGGGTATCGCGGCCACGGCCTTCACCGCGCTGCTTTGGCCCCTGCTGCTGATCGCCGGCGGCATCGCCCTGGTGGTGGCGTACTGGGCACCGCTCAAAGCCTTCTTTAGCGGGATCTGGGACGTGCTGGGGCCGGTGCTGTCTGAATTGTTCCAGCCGTTCGCCGAGGTACTCGGTGTGGTGGCGGGCCTGTTCGGTGATCTCATCAGTTGGGGCGCCTCGTTCTTCAAGACCCTGGGCACCGGCACCGACTCCCTGAACAGCATGAAAAGTGCCGGTCAGTCGGTCGGCGAGGTGCTGGCCTGGATGTTCAAGATTGCCCTGTGGCCCATGAACACCCTGATGAAAGGGGTGCTCAAGCTCTTGGAAATGATGAACCTCATCCCGGGCGTGAGCGTCGATACCAGCGGTATGGGCGCGCTGCCCGATCTCACCCAGTCGGTGGCACTCCAGCGGCAAAACCAGCTGACCACCGCGCCCCTGGCCAGCCAAATCTCCCCAGGGCAAACGGCGGTACCGGCCGGCGGGATAGGCCAAAGCCTCATCCAGGCCAACGCCAGTGCCCAGCGCGGCAATGCCGGCAAGAGCATCACCGTGGGCGAGCAGCATTACTACTTCCAAAACCCGATGACGCCCGCCCAGCTGGCGCAAGAAGACTACATGGTGGCGCCATGAGTGAGTCGCTTTATGTGGATATCCGGGTCGAGGATGGCGGCTGGCTGCTCGATGACGGCAGCCAGCCGCGCTACACGGCAGATCGGCACAGCATCGGTCAGGACATTCAGCACACCATCATGGAATCGGGCCTGGCGCGCAAGCTGGTCGGCGAGCGCAGTCCCACCCAACGGGCCGACGTGATGACCGAGATTGAATTGCTGGTCGAAGCCGATGTGCGCCTGGTGCCGGGCACCATCGAGCTCATTGAAACCCGGGCCGGCCTGATTGGCCTCACCGCCCAGACCTATGACTTTGGATTGATAGAGGTAACCCTATGAGCGCCCGCCCCAGTGTGGATTTTGTCGCCCTGCTCGATGAGGCGGGGATCCCCACCACCGACGAGGCGATCACCGCTGAGCTCAAACGCCAGGCCCTGGCCAGCGGCTCGCTGATCTCCAATGACAGCGCGGTCAGCCCGTTCTGGCGCCTGGTCAAAGGGGTGGTGGTCACCCCGGCCGCCTTCCTGCTGCGCACCCTGCTCGCCGGCTATGTGCTCCCCAACAGCTTTGCCGCCACCGCCAAGGCCGCCTATCTCGACCTCAAGGCCTGGGATGTCGATCTCACCCGCAAGCCCGCCCAGAAAACCCGGGGCCTGGTCGACTTCGTCAAGGCCAACCCCGCCGACACCGTCACCATCCTGGCCAGCGTCTGGATCAGCACCGAGCGCATCAACGGCGTGGTCTACCGGCTGCGACCGGTGCAAACCGTGGTGAGCCCCGCCGGCGAAGCGGTGGCCCAGGTGGTGTGCGAGGCGCAAATGCCGGGGGTGGCCTACAACCTGGCCCCGGGTTATTACAACCTGCTGAGCGAACCCATCACCGGCATTGTCTCGGCCAGCAATGGCCAGGACTGGATCACCCAGGTGGGCAGCGATGAAGAGGACGACGATTCGCTCGGCCTGCGCATTCAAAACCAGTTCTCGGCTGTGTCGCACTACCACATCGATTCGGTGTACCGCAGCATGCTGGCCAGTGTCGCCGGTGTGCGTCCGGATCAGATCTACTTTGAGCACGATGGCCCCCGCGGGCCGGGGACTGCCAACGCCTATATCCTGCTGGACGTGGGGCCGACCCCGGACACCCTGATCGCCCAGCTCAACGACTATGTGACCGTGCAGGGCAACCATGGTCACGGCGACTCGCTGCTGGTGTTCTCGCTGGCCGACACCCTGGTGGATGTCAGCGTGACCCTTTGGCCGGTGGCCAACCTCGAGGCCGAGGAATTGGCCGCGCTGCTGGCCGGCGTCGAAGCGCTGATCCGGGCTGCCTTTCGTGAGACCACCGCTTACCCGGCCGTGACCCGCACCGCCCCCCGTTCACGCTTCTCGTTCAGCCAACTGGCGCGCGAGCTGCACGAGACCTTCCCGGCCCTGGCCAGCCTCGATTTTGCCAATACCGACATCGTGTCGCAGTTGGCAATCCCCCGCCTGGCCTCACTGGAGGTGACCGCCGCATGACCCCCCTTCAACATGACGAACAGGCCCCGCCGCTGCCCGCCCACACCGTGCCCTGGTGGGAAGATGGCCAGACCCTGCCCGAGGCGCCCAAGGAGCCCACATTCCTGATCCGCGGCATCATGGGATTTTGGCGGCAGGTGCGCACCTGGTTGCTCTACCCGCTGGCCGGCCAGGATCCGCTGACCTGCTCCCCCAGCATGCTGGGCCTGCTTGCCTGGGAGCGGGACATCACCCGCTTTGATGGCGAACCGATGGCCCTTTACCGCAAGCGGGTGAAGTGGGCTTACCTCAACGCCCGTGACGCCGGCGACGTGGCCGGCTTCAAGCGCATTTTTGAACGACTTGGCCTTGGCTGGTGTGAGCTGCACGAACGCCAGCAGGGCACCGACTGGGACGTGATCACCGTCGAGGTGACCGATTCAGACGCCGCCAACAACCAGGCGCTGATGATGGAGCTTATCCAGCATTACGGGCGCACCTGCCGCCGCTACCGCTTTCAGGTGGTCTATCCGCAAGCGGCCACCGTTCACGCGGCCCGCATCGACATGAGCCAGCAAGTCTTTGCCGCATCACTCAAGAGGACATCATGAGCCAAGTTATCACCAACGCCTTTGCCAGCTACTGGCAAGCCTGCCTGACCGACGAGCTGCCGGTGGTGCTCGATGCCTTCGTGCTGGCCAATATTCCGGGGCTTGATCCCGATGGGGAGATCAGCCCCGATGACGGCTTGCCGCCGGCGGCACAGATTGTGCACCGCCAGGCGGTGGACCAGCGCGGGCGCATCAACCTGGATGCGGTGGCTTACACCATCGTGATGGACACCAGCGTCGGCGATTTCGAGTTCAACGCCATGTACCTCATCAACACCGAGAGCAACCTGGTGGGGATGATTGTGCACAAGGGGCTGGAGGCCAAACTCAAGACCGATGAGGCCAGCGGCCAGACTGGCAACAGCTTGGTCAAATCCATGCTGATGGAGTATGACCGGGCGAGCCTCGCCACCGTCACCACGGTGGATGCCGGCACCTGGCAAATTGACTATGCTGCGCGCCTCGCCGGCATGGATGAGGATATGCGCCGCCTGACGTTGCCGCTCTATGGTCCCGCCTGGTTTGAGGGGGATGGTTTTCTGGTCACCAACAACGCCGGGGTGTATCACGTCAGCCCCGGCAACGCGGCAATCGGTGGATTGCTGGCAGTACAGCCAGAAGATGAGATTGTGACGCCGGATGCCCTACCGATGGGAGTCTGGGTCGATGTGCATCGTGCTGGATCTGTGACGGGGGCCTGGAAAAACCATGTTTCCCTGGTATTGAGCGCCGAAGACCTGATTGATTACACTGACGATGGCGGGTATCAGCACCACGTGGCCAAGCTAGCCATCGTCAATGCCGACAGCAATGTGACGGATACCCGCCGTCAACGCACCCACGACCACCACTGGGATGAGATCCTCGATCCCCCACCGCCGCCCACGCCCGAGGACATTGGCGCCGCGCCGGTTGATCACACCCCCCCCGGCACCCTGACCAATCCGATCCCGCTGGCCAAGGAAGACCTCAACACCATTATCACCCCCAGCGTCTATCGGCAGGACTCGGACGCCAATGCGGCGGTGGAGCTCAATTACCCCGAACCCAAGGCCGGTTCCCTCACCGTGACCGCTGGCGCCGGGGTGCAGCACCGTTACCACGTCTACAACACTAGCCGCGTTTATACCCGTGCCCAGTACAACGAGGGCGCATTCACCCCCTGGGCCAGGGACTACAACACCCAGAACAAACCCACCCTGGATGAAATTGGCGCGGCCGCCGCAAACCACACCCATGACTGGGGACAGGTCGGGGCACCTCAGCGGGTAGCCGGTGACCACGGCGAAATCATCCCCCCTGGCGAATATGCCCAGTTGCTCAGTCAATCCGGCTTTTTCAATAACAACGGTGGCCTGGGCGCCTATGGCGACCCGTTCCCCGGTCAGTGGGCCTACTTCTTTCACAACAGCCACAGCAACCCGGCCGGCTTTTGTGGCTCCTTTGCCATGAACTTTGGCGGGACACAGCTGCGTTACGGGGCGATAAGTGCCGGCGCTGCTACCGGCTGGAAAACCATCTTCACCCAAGATGAACCCCCACAGGTTGGCCATATTCCTGGGCTGCAAGATGCGCTGAATGGCAAGTCCAATAACGGTCACCACCACAGCGCGATTGAAGGGAACTGGGACATCATCTCCGATAGTTGGGGGCAAATTGGCACCTATGCGTTTGCAGGCCGATTCGATTCCGGTGGTCAGCTTTCGCCAGGAGACGTGATAGCCGGCACTTCCATCCGCTTGTGTAACGGAGAAGGTGTTCTCGTCGGTGTTTCACCACCTGGAACTTGGAAATGTTTGGGTTATGTGAAAGGAGACCGTGACTACGGCGTCTGGAACGTCACGCTGTTTATTCGCATCGTATGAGGATATGACAATTGAACATTGAAATTATGAGTGCTGCAAATCCTCGCTACGCCGAGACAAACACAGACAGCATTACGCTAGATGTACTGTTTAGCCACCTAGCCAAATCGATGCCATTCACCGCTCGCAAGGACGACACCGAGGAACATGGCCGCGAGCTCTACAGCCGAGCGGTGTTTGGCGAATTTGGCCCCATTGAGGTGATCACCCCGCCGCCGCCCACCGAGGCCGAGCAGCAAGCCCGCCGGAATGAGCTGCTCAAACAAGCGGCCACCGCCATGGCCCCGCTGGAGGATGCCGAGGCGCTTGGCATCATCAGCGACACTGAGCGCGAGCAGCTCACCGCCTGGCAGCGCTACCGGGTCGCCCTCTACCGGCTGCCACAAAGCGAAGGCTGGCCCGCCGTGGTCAGCTGGCCAGAGGCGCCGCAGTGAGTTGGTCACAAGGGCCGCTGCACTGGCCCGCCAGCGCCGCCGGGATACGCGCCGAGGGGCAGCCCATCCTTGACCAAATACCGAGCAGCAACACCGCCGCACTGGCTCGTCTGGACGCCCTGGCCGCTCGCGCGCAATACCCGGTCAACCCGCTATCGGAGGCCGCTGCCGCACTGGCCAGCCTGCGCAGCGAGCTCGATGCCCTGCTGGCAAATGGCCGCATGCTCTGCGTCACCCCCGAGCAATACGGGGTCGGCCAGGAGCAGGGCAGCGATCATGCCCTCTCCGCCCCCAATGGGGTGGCCAGGCTCGCGGCCAAGCTGCGCGATGGCGCCGACCCCCAGGCCCCGACAGGCTCAGGCCATGCCGTGGCCTGGTTGGTCACCGCCCAGAGCGCCAGCGAGCTGGCCAACCTGCTGGCAGCCCTCTGTCCCGTACTGCCGATCCCGGCCTGGTGCGCTACCTTGCGCCGGCTACAAGCCAGCAACGATGCCATGACCCAACCCACGGCGCCCATGGTGCCTCGCTGGCGTCAGGATGAGCCGCTTATCTGGGATCCACTGCGCCAGACCCGCAGCACCCTGGGGGCCGGCATCGCCCAGTTAGAGAGCCTGGCCGCAGACAGTCAAACCCCCATTGCCAGGCTGCAAGCGCTGGCTGCTCGCCGGCAAGACCGCCTGATCGCACTTGACCAGGCACTGGAGCAGCTGGCCGCCCTCAGTGGCCAACTGTGGCACTGGCAAGGCGAAGGGGATGCCGCCAGCCTCGCCAGCCAGCTGGAGGCGTCCAACGCGCCCAGCCATGCCCACACCCACACGGTGGCCACCTTGTTGCTGTCAGCCACCCCGATCACCTTCTGGCAGGAGCTGACCCCATGAAAAACGCGCTGCTCACCCTGGACGGTCAACCGGTCGCCATTCAGGGCATGAAAGTGTCTTTGGCCATGCAGTTCAAGGACAAAGACCAGTCCGGCCAGACCAGCAGCGCGACCAGCTCAGAGCAGGGCACCAAGGCCAAAGAGCTGACCGTGACCGGGCTTATCCCGTTCAAGCGCGAAGCCGACCTGACCGCGCTGTTTGCACTGGCCAGCAGCAACGGGGACGGCGGCGAGCGCCATGTATATCGCATCGGCTCGCTACTGGCTCGCTCGGTGAAAATTCGCCAGGTCAAATTTGTGGGCCGCATCAGTGCCGATGAACAAGACGGGCAAATGGCCTGGCGTATCTCGTTCACCCTACGCGAATACAATTCGGTGCCGGAGAAGCGCGAACAGCGCCTGAAACTCCCCGCCGCCAGTACCGGCTCGGGCACCGATGGCGCCGAACCAGCCGCCCCGGCAGACGACAGCCAACAGCCCGGGCAGCAGCTGACCACCTTTGAACAATTCCTGAAAGGATGGGATGACTCTCTCGCATGAAACTGGCCACGTACCTGACGTTGGCGGGGACACCCCGCCCCCTGATTGAACATGACACCGCACTGGATCTGTCGGCCGGCGGCCGGGCGGTGCTGGTTGTCCAAGGCTCGGCCGCCAAGGGGGACACCTTCACCCTGGATCTGGGTTACAACAACGATCTGCGCCGCTGGTTCACCGGCTACGTGGAAAGCGTGCAACCCTGCGACAATGGCAGCAGTCGGTTGATGTGCCGGGAGCTCGCCGGCGCGCTGGCCGCCCCGCTGCCGGTCAGTCAACAGCACGCCACCTTGCGCAGCCTCCTGGCCTGGTTGACCGAGCAAACCGGTCTGACCTTCCTGCTTCCCCAGGGGGCCGATTACACCGATACCCCGATCCCCAACTTCACCAGCGCCGGTACCGGCTATCAGCTGCTGAACAACGCCGGCCGCGCCTTCTCGGTGCCTGACTTCATCTGGTACCAGCAACCGGACGGCACGATCTTTGTGGGCAGCCACGCGCACAGCCGCTGGGCAGGCAAGGATGTCACGATGGATCCTGCCTGGGTGCGAGACCAGGCCGGCAATCAGTTCACCATGCCCCCTTCGCCGGTGCTGCGCCCCGGGGCCACCGTGGACGGCAAGCGGGTTACCCGGGTACGGCTCACCGATGAAGACATGACGATCACCACGGCCACCCCGGGGAAGGTGGCCAAGAGTGCCCAGCAGCGCCAGACCGAACAGCAGTTCCCGGAGCTGGCGGCAGGTACCCACCTGCCGCAGTTTGGTACCGTGGTGAGCGTGAGCGACCAGGCCCGCGCCGGCCAAACCGCCGATCCGTTTCGGCCGCGCTATGCGGTCGATGTGCAGGTGCTGGGCGAAGACGGCAAACCGGATGCCGCGACCCCACTTTACCGGGCGGTCCCGCTGCCGGTGCTGTTTGGTGGTCAGGAACAGGGGCTGCTGCAAACCCCGCTTGAGGGCACCGTGGTTGAGCTCGGCTTTGCCTTTGGTCGGGTCGACCGGCCGTTTGTGCGCACCATCCTGGGCCAGGGCTGGCCACTGCCTGACATCGCCCCGGGCGAGCAGCTGCAACAGCAACGGGCCGAGGTGGCGCAGCGCATCGATGCGGTGGGCAACCGCAGTCTTTGCACCGACCGCACCCACACCGACAGCGCCTGGCAACTACGCCAGCAGGCTGACGACTACCTGGGGGAATTTGGCCAGCACACAGCAACACAGTGTGGAGCTGATAGGCGCCTTGAAGCGCATCGAGGCGCTGGGCGGCATTGAGCTTCTCGCCGGCGACGAGTTCACCCTGGGGAGTCTGGGCAACATGAGCCAGACCACGGCCGGCAGCCTCACCGAGGTGGTGGGGGAGCTGCGTCGGGCCATTGCCGGCACAGGCCAGCACCTGGAGGCGCCGCAATCCTGGATGGGGAGTGAGAGCACCAACATTTTCCAACTGCTGCTCGCGCTGATGAACCTGGTGGCGCAGTTGGCCACCACCACCGCCAGCCACACCCACCCGAACGTGGGCGCACCGAACGAGGCGGGCGACCTGCAAGGACATGCTCAAGCGGCCAGCGAGCTGGCCCGTACCTTGGACCCGATCATCGAATAAAGATGGCCACTCAAATGAGTGGCCAAAGCGACAGATCACATATTAGGAAGGGAACTAATCTCAGCGCGAGCCGGTAGCTCACATGAAAAAGCATAGATGGAATTGATCGGATGACAACGCATTCATGGCAAAAGAAATACGGTGACAGATCCTCCTTAGCCTACACCTCTAGACTCAATAAAAAAGGGCCATTCATAGAATGGCCAAAAAGAAGTTCAGGATACGAAACGAATAGTTTCAGCAAAAACTACTCCCCTCAACATTGACCATAACAACCTGAAGCTGAATGGCAGGTCAACAACCACCAACAAACAAAGCAACTCGTAACGACATAATTAATCAATTAACTTGTGCGATAAACGTCACGCTTTTCTGAACTATGCATAGAAAAAAAGCCACTCATTTGAGTGACTTCAAAAGTAATCAGTGCGAGCACATGAACAACGGCTGTGGGCTGAATGCCTAATCACGAACCCTTGTTCGCGTTGTTACATCGTATCAGCTTCAAGCTGAACTGGGGCTCAACATACCGAGAAACCTGATGGGTTATACATCTGACAACCAACGATCATCGCTGCGCCTACGTGAGCAATTACGCCAACTGGCGCTGCCCCCGAAAAAACGACGCCAGATCCTTACCAAGATTGGCCGGGAAGCAGCCAAAGTCAGCCGCGCAAATATCCGAAAGATGAAGGCGCCGGACGGTTCTGCATGGGCGCCTATCAAGGCCAAGCGCAAGCCCCCCCACATCAAGCGCATGGCCAAGCGCCTGCGCTCAAAAGCAGACTCCAACAGCGCTAACCTGTTTTTTGTAGGCTCCCACGCCGGTATCGTGCCGCCCCGCATCCACTTTGGTGACCAGGAGACGGGCCGCGCACCGCGCCGCAAGAGCCAGCGGGCGCGCACATCAGATAGGGGGAAAAAGAAAGCGCCTTTCACCGATGTGGCACTCCCCCTATGTACCCGCTGGCAGGCCATCGAACTGCACCGCCTCGGGTATGCGGTGCTGTCCCAGCGCAGCAAGCGTCGGCGCTATCGCCGACCTTCAGCGAGGTGGATACAAGAGCACGTCAGCATGGCCAAGGCAGGAGTCATGATCCGGATGATGCGTGACGAACCGGTGAAGAAGAGCTGGGCCATCAAGACACCGGCCCGCCCCCTCCTTCCCAAGGCCAACGACCCTGCCCTTATCGTCCTGATGGACAAGGTGGTCGAGGATATGTTGTGGACTCACTAGCCCCCGTATAACCATTCAACCTTTATTCAATCGATGTGAACCCAACGGCGCTTGCGCCGTTTTTTTGTGGCCAGGGGGTACCCGCGCAGCCCAATAGCCACGGCGTGCTGTGGGCCGCACGAAATCCGCACCCCTCCCCACACCTTCGGGCTATTTGACGTGCTTGAATATTGACGAAAGCTTTATGCAAAAATCACCCCGCTAGGTGTGTAAACCCACCAGGTTGTTCACAGACGGAAGACGACTGATTGGGGGCTGGTAGTTCAGACTGGCATGAGGACGATGCCAGTTGTACTCATGCAGCCACGGGGTCAAGTGTTCTGCCCGTTGCTCTGACGACTCATAGCTCCGGGCGTACGCCCATTCACGCAG